TCACAGCAGCCACGCGGCGAGGAGACCGGCAGCGAAGCCGCCGGCCAGCCATTTCCAGTGCAAGGCAGTGATCGCCTTGAGGCCGTTCCAAAAGGTTGCAAGATCGGGTTCGAGTTCCATAGTCAGCTCCAGTCTCCTGTTTCGAAAAACTGCTTCTCGCGGGCACGGCGCGTGACCAGACCCGGCTCGACGTTGCCCGCCGCGTCATGCACCCATCGCGAGAATTCGGCCGCCGCGCCGGCGTAGTCCGAGCCGTTGAGCTTGCGCAGCAGGGTCGAGCCGCCAAGCGCCCCGGCGCCAAGGTTGAACGTGAAGTCACACAGAGCATCGAACTGGCTCGGGTTGAGCGCCACGCGCACGAGGCGCGATACCGCCCGCTCGGCCACCGAGATATCCTCGCGCAGCCATTGCTCGGCCTCTTCGGGCGTGCAGGTCATGCCTGGGGCGACGCCGGAGACATGGCCGTAGCCGATGGTCCAGAGTCCCGCGCCGTCGCGGTAGGCCAGCACACGCAGCCCTTCCGATTCCATGGTGAGGGCGAGGCCGCGTTCGCTCATGGTCATTTCTTGAGCGCCTCCAGCGCCGCCTTCATCACCTCCTTGAAGCCGTCGAGGGCGCGGATCATGTCCATCTTCTCGGCCGAACAGGCACGGACCTCGGCCAGATGGGCGTTCCATGACCGGTAGAGCATGATGGCCAGCACGCCCACGGCAAGCAGCAGGGCGATGACCACGGAGCCCAGCAGGGTTCCCGCCCACGGGGCCGTGATCTGGTCGATGATGTGGGTGGAATCCATTTACGCCCTCTCCTCCGTGGGAAGTGGACGGGAGATGAGGAGGGCGGGTAGGATTGCCACCATGAAATGGCTGATCTTGGCTTGGGTTATCGTCATCGTGTTCGGCGCGATGGCGCATCGGTGAGCGACGCGATCATCAGAACCGAACGCCTGATGATCCGGCCCTTCCGTGAGACGGACATCAGCGAGCGCTACATCGGCTGGCTGAACGACAAGCACCTCATGCGATTCAGCGAAAACCGTCATCGCAGCCACACGCGGGAAAGCTGCCTCAATTACCTGCGTTCGTTCGAAGGCTCGCCCAATCGTTTCTGGGCCATCTTTGCGGGCGCCGAACACGTCGGGAACATCACCGCTCATATCGATACACGCAACGGCGTAGCCGATGTCGGCATCCTCATCGGTGAAGGCGGCAAGGGCTACGGCCTTGAGGCGTGGACCGCCGTCTGCTGGCATCTTCTCGCCAATGGCGTGCGCAAGATCACAGCAGGCACGATGGCGATCAACAAGGCGATGATCCGGATCATGGAAAAATCCGGCATGGAGTTCGAGGGCAGCAGGCACCGCCAGTTCCTCGTCAATGGCGAGGAGGTCGACATGATCGGGGCCTGCCTGCTCAAGCATCACGCGCCGATCGCCGTCTTGTAAGCCAGAAGGCCGTTGTAGAGCGCGGCGGCGGGCGCATCGCTGAGGCCGGCGCCGATGCTCACGGCCATCACTTGTGCATTGCTCGCCTGATTGATCGAGCCCGCGAAATTGCGGCCACCGATCCACAAGGTGAGGCTCTGCGGCGTCTGTGAGGCCGACGAGTTATCTTGACTTTTCGAGCCGTTGTACCACGTGGGCGCCGACGTAGACGATGTGCGGTTGCCCATCAGGAAGCCGATGCCGTTCACGACAGTCTGGGCGCCCCCGCCTGACGTGGAATTGACTCGCGATGTCGCAATTCCTGCCCCCACCGAGAAATCGACATAGACGCCGTTGGTCCCGGCATCGGTGTTGACGTTGCCGTGAATGCCATCCGAGCCCGTGGTCTTGGCCACGTTCTGCCAGACGCCGAAATGCGCGCTGTTCTGAGTGAACTTCGTTCCGGTCGACGTGTTGAATCCCGAATCCCAATAGGTCGAGGAACCGTTGCCCTTGATGCCCTGCGCGGCCGCGTAGGTGGCGCCGTGGTTGGTTCCGACCGCTCTTGAGACGAGGTCGGTATTGAACTGCGTGAAGTTCTCGCCCGCGACATAGAGCCGTTCGAGCTGGCTCCAGACGGTCGATGCCTTCAGCGCTCGGATGAGGGTGTTGATGGAGCGCAGCTGCACGCCCGACACGGTGCCGCCGGCCGCGACCACGGCCTGCCACCAGGCAACGCAGTCGGCGTCCCTCGCCTGCTCGGGATAGAACCGGATCGTCACGGGATCAGCTGCCTTCCCAGACGTTCAGGATCTGGGTGTTGGTGCCGATCGCCGTGATCTTGGTGAGCGGCGTCGCGGCGCCGTCGAAAACCAGACGGTCGCCCGCCAGCAGCGGAATGCCCGTCCCCGCCGCCACCGTGCCGCCGGCGATGTCGATGTCGACCTGCGCGTTGCCCACGCGATTGACGATGATCAGGCCCTTGCGTGCCGTATTGGCCGCCAGCACCTGATCCGAAGAGCCGTCGAGCGTCACCGTGCTCTTGGTCCAGGTGATCGAACCGACGGGCTCGACCTGCTGCACCGGCAACGGCGCCGAGGCGCTGACCGGGATCGCCACGCCGCCCGAGATGACATGCGGCACCGTCGCGCCGGCGATGTCGGGGTTCTTGCCTGAAACAGGATAGTCCATGAGTTTCTCCTAGGTGAGACGCTTTGCGGTGATGTGGCTGTCGGATCCGAGGCCCGTGAAGCTTGCGAGGATCTTGCTGTTGGCGGTGGCGTCGTCGCGCACCGAAATCCGCAGATTGCCCGCAGGCGCCGACACCACGACATTGGCGAAGGTGGCCGAGGTGAGCTGCTGAGCGACAGCGGCTTCGACGGTTGCCAGGCTCTTGAACACGGTAGTGCCGTCGTGGAGTTTCACGCGGTAAGTCGTCGCCTGAGCGCCGACCGGATCGGTCACAGTCACCGTGCCGCCCACTTCCCACGTGCCGACCGTTCCCTGGGCCACCGACGGCCCGTCGAAGTAGGTGGCGGATGCGTTCATCACGACGTCGCTGGCGAGGTTGGCGCTATAGGCGACCGACCACGAACCGATCACGAACCAGGCGCCGGCGCCGTCGCATGCGAGCTCGCAGCGGCCGAACGGCAAGTTCACGATCACCTGCGTCGTGTTGGAGCCCGCGATCTTGTCGGTCCCGTTTGGCGCGAGCGAAAGCTGGCGGCTCGCCGAGGCTTGACCTGACTCGTCGACGATCGTCAGCCGTTGACCGGGCATCATGGTGCTGGCCGCCGGCAGGCTGATGGTGCGGCTGGCGGTCAGCGAGGTGTAGGCCACAATGCGATCGGTGCTCGCGATCGTGGTGTTCGTATCAGCCACGGCGCGCCGGCCGAAGGGGTTCACGCGATCGACATAGGAGGTGCTCGCGGCGTTCGTGCTGTTGTCGCCCGCGCTCCTGGTGGCCACCCTGACCGCGGTTGCCCCAGTGAGGTCCCAAGTTCCCGCACTCGGTGTCATGTTGCCCGAGGGAGCGTTGTTGTCGGCGAGCCCCAGGCAGCCCAGCACCGACCGTGCGGCGCTCAGGGATGCCGACTGCACGACTGCCACCATGGCTGCCGCGATCGACGTGCCGGAGACTCCGGCGGCAGCAATCGGCTGACCGTTGACGTCGAAGGCGAGAAATGAGCTGGCGCGCTGCGTCCGGTTGGGCAATGGCTGCAGCGGACCGCCGTCGCTCGGGCTGATGGTGAGCGCACGACTCGCGGCGTCGAGGAAGCCTTGGGCAATGAAGGTCAGGCGATCAAGCGCCGCTTCGATCACCGCGGGCCACATTGCGCCCTGGTTGGAGATCGAGGTCGGCTGGGTCGGGCTGACGCTGCGCAGGATGGTGAGTTGCGTACCGACGGCGATGGGCGAGCCGCCGAGCGGATAGGTCACCGTCCCGCCCATGTCGGAGGCGAAGCCGGCGGCCGAGTATTGCGACGGCGACAGGGTGAAATCGGTCCCGGTGGCGTCGGTGTAAACGACGACAAGATCGGCCGCCTGCTGGATCTTGAAATTGAATCCCCAGACGGTGCGGCTGCCGTCGCCGTTGTAGACGACGCGCGAGGAAGTGGAGCTGACTGTCATACCGAGCTTATAAGCCCGGTGTTAGAAGGAACCCGATTCTGTCGTATAGAACTTTTCAGTTCATCGCCGACAGAAAACATGCCTGACGGGCAGCGCTTTGGCACCGGCGATCCCTTCGTGCAGCGCTGAGAATGTTGCGCCTGCATTAGAAGGCTGGCCCAGGTACGCCACCATAGTCCAAGTAGTCGCCTGTCGAGCTGCTGTCGGACGGCGTCCCAAATGCATCCTTCCACTTGTCGGCGATGCTCTTCGCACCGCCCAGCAGGGACGAGCCGATGCCATAGGGCAGCGCGCCCAAGTCGTTGGCGCCCTGGGAGTCGTAATCATTGGCCGAGGCGGCGTCAGCCAGGCCCTGCGCGCGATAGCCATAGGCCTTCCAGGCCGCGTTGTTGCGGATGTTGGCCACGTCCGTCGCCCCGGCACGCTCGGTATCGCCGATCAGATCGAGATTGCTGCCGCTGTTCACGTCGCCGCCCTGAGCGGCGAGCGCAGCACGCTGCCGGGCTGCAAGCTGGCCGGTCTGGAGCTGTTTGCTCTCGGCGTCGCTCTCGCCTTGCGCCTCGGCACGACGTGCGTTGATTTCCATGAGCTGCTGGTTGTTGCGCGCGACCTGAGCCTGATAGGCGGCCTGCGCGGCCTGCGCGTTGGCAGCCTGCGACTGGCTGGCGATCGACAGGCCGGTGCCGAGAACGGTCGAAGCGATCGGGAGTAGCGGGGCTGCGGCGCCCATATCATGCCTCCATGTAAAATCGACAAAAGCCGCGCTGCGGCGGATCGATGACGAAACCCAGCCAGGCCAGCCAGCGAATGGCGCGGGCATAGTCGGCATGGACGTAGTTGACGAGAGGCGAGACGGTTTCGAGCATGCGCGCGACCTGACGCCGGCTCTCGTTCATGAATCGGCGCTTGTGCCTCTCGCAGGCCGGACCTGTGAGCAGCCATGGCACGCCATGGCCACCGACGAACGTGCTCAAGCCGAGCCCGACGATCGCCGCCACCTCCCCGTCGATGAGATAGGTCTCCGCCCACAGCGAGCGGGCCATCGATTGTGCGATTGCTTGTTCTGCGCCGATGCCGTAAGCCGCGACTTCGAGCGCGTCGCCCGGCCGCAGCCGGATGCTGCGCGCATGAGCGATCGTCGCGGGAACCACCGTGATCATCAGGCACCCAAGTTCACTTGCGGCATCAGGTCGAGGATCGTCACCGGCAGCGGATAGGTTTGCTTCACGAACAGCCGCCCATCGCGGTTCCATTCGGTCGGGATTGCGATGTTCCAGTCGCCCTGGAAGACCTGCATCGCGGTGCCGAGGAACTCGCTCTGGCGCTGCTTGACCTCGACCTGGGCGCCGGCCGTGCCGCCGGTGACCAGCGTCTGATTGAGCCCCACCTGCACGCCTCGGGCGTCCTTCACCCGGAGGGTGCATTGGGCGATCTTCTTCATCTGCCCTTGCACCGTGCCGCCGCCTGTCGGCAGTTCGAGATTGAGCGTCTCGAGATCGGCCTCGTAAGCGAGTCCCACGGTCACCTTGCTGTAGCTCCCGTCGAGCTGCACCGTGCCTGTGTTGTCTACCACCTGTGAGGGCACCACGGATCCATCCCCCAGGATGGCCACGGTCTGTCCCACGAGATGGTTCAGTCCGGACACCGACGTCACCGGCGCGCCCGAATACTGCAAGGCACAGTCGAGGAACCACATGTCGCTCACGCTGGCCCACGTCCGCGGTGCCATGCGCTCGACATAGCGCTTGGTCGTGCCGTTGATGGTCCGGTTGACGATCAGGTAGACGGCGTCAAACAGGCCGCCCGAACCATCAGGCTCGGGAATGCTGCACACGCTCTCGACCGTGCCCTGGGTGCTGTGCCGGTGCCAGGCATAGACATCGTGCTCGCGCATGTAGGTGAAGCCGAGCAGCGCGCCGTCCGAGCGCACCGCCCACACGATCTTGAACGGCTCCTCGGCGAACGCCCATTCCTGCAGCTGGAACTGGCCGGCGGTGTCGTAGACCAGGTGCTGGCTCAGCACCGAGCGGTCGGTCGCCTGCCACTGGTCTTGCAGGACGTCGAAGCGCAGCTCGATCACCTTGTTGCCGCGCTCCTTGACGAACAAGAGCGCGTTCTCGGTCCAGATCGGTGCCAGGTTGTTGCAGCCGTGCGAAGTTTGCGGCAGCGTGAAACACGAACCGGGCGTCAGGCCGGTCGCGTTGTTGCCCGGCCAGCAGCGCCATTCCGCGCCCGAAGTCATGATCAGCAGCGAGTTGCCGCACTCGACGAGATGCCTGATCTCGTTGACCTGCCGGCCGGTCAGCGCGCGCGTGATGGCGTCGGTGTCCTTGGTCGGTTCGGACACGTTCATGTTGTTGAACGCGCCCGTATTGGAGAACCACAGCGTCTGCGGAAAAGTAGTCGAGTTGGCGAAGATCTGGCGCTGCTGATAGTAGGTCGTGCAGCCCGGCCAGAAGCCGGCGCCGCCGGAGAAGGGATTGCGGCTGCCCGGCGGCGTGTTGCCGATGTCGGACTGGATGGCAGCGTCGGTCCAGGCATTGGTCTGCACCTGGGCGACGAAGCCGTAGATCGATCCGCTACGCTTGTAGACGTTGTAGTTGGAGCATCCCGGAACAGCAGTCCAGGTCCAGGAGTCGGTGCCGGTGCTGCCCGATGCGGGCGAACTGGGCAAGCTCTCCTCGCCTGTCGAATCGTTGATCGCCGTCACCTCGATGAACGGGCCGCCGCCCGGAGCGCTCGAAGCCAGCCCGGTCGGCGCCGCCGTCGACGGCGCGAAGGTGATGGTCGTGAGCGTCCAGTTGTTGTGCGCCGTGCGGGTCAGTTGCCGCGGCGCATACGACGGATGCGTGAGCGTCATGGTGTCGGCGCTTTGCACGAACTTGAGCAACGCCAGGTCCGCCGCGGCATAGGGCGTGGCAAGCGTGTAGATCGTGACGCCGTCGTTGTTCAGCACGAAACCGGGCGCGCCATTGTTCAGCATGACGACCTGCATGGTCAGGTGGCCGAACACGAGCGCGTAGTTCTGGCCGGCCGGGGAGGCGCGGAACTGGAACGGGATCAGCCGGTGACGCACCGTGCCGTCGTCGACCGCGCCCACGAAGCGCGTGCCCGGGCGGTTGCTCGCCCCGCCATGGGGGTGGACGAAGAAGTTGCTCATCGTCCGCGCGCCAATATGGAATTTGGCGAGGTCGACGCGGCCATACAGGAAGGGCGAGAGTTCGCCGGCGGCGAACGACGGCTGAATCGTGGGAATGGTCGGCATGCTAGCTGCCCGGCTTTTCCGACCAGAACCGCGCAGGCCCGCCATAACCACGAGCCTGCAGGGCCTCAGGCGTGCGCAGCCGGTTCAACCCCGATCCCTCGTTGGCGGCCTCGGCGGCGGCGCTGCCGAGCGCCATCTGCCATAGCTTGGTCAGGCTCTGGACGCGCTCCTCCTTGCCGGTAAGCTCGAAGCAGACACGGGCGGCGAGTCCATAGACCACGGCGTCGACGAAGCCCTGGTCCCAGCGCAGGGGATCATTGACCTGCGCGGTGTAGATCGCCGAGACCGGACTGGCGTTGGTCAGAATCACGCCGATCACGGCGCCGGTCGAATCCTTGTCGGCCGCCAGCTCGCAGAACGTCTCGGGCAGCAGCAACAGCGGCACGTCGTTCAGCCGGCGCAGGCGCAGGCAGTCGACGGGGAGCGCGTATTTGTAGGCCCAGCGGTTGGGCGGGTTCTGCAGCTGCGCCAAGCCCGCGGTGAGCCGCGCGAAGTTCCAGTCGAACGAGCGCAGGGTGGCATCGCGCACCAGGCCGAAATGGGTCCGGCAGGCGTTGGCCTCGGGTGAGCCCTCGTCGATCGAGCTGATCTTCGAGCGCGTGCCGCAATGGCTGATCGCGGCGTTGCAGATCGAGGTAACGTCTGTCATCGGACGTTACCGGGCGGATGGGACGGGTGAGCTTGCATCCCCGAGCTTATAAGCCCGGAGTTAGAAGGAACCTGATTCTGTCGTATAGAACTTTGGCGGGCCCTTACTGCGGCCGCGGATTGATGATTGTCTGTTTGTTGAACAGGAACAGGCGGCGGGCATTGTCCGGCGGCAGATTGGGCGGGCTGGACAGGCCCTTCGTGCCGTTGATCACGACATCGTAGCTGTCGGGATCGTCCGGCGACAGGCTGACGTAGCAGGCAGGTTCTGCGCCTGCCGGCCCATTCAGGGTCACCTCGTAGGTCGGCCCGACGATTTCCGGCAACGAGGCGCCGCTGGAGCGCAGATCATCGTACAACCGGTCCGTTTCTGCCCCTACTCGCATGACGGCCCCGTTGGCCAGCAAGGCGGCCAACCGGCCGCGGGCGCGCGAAGCCAGCATCTGCGCCTGCAGACGCTCCAACAGATGGCGCCGCACCTGGTCGGCCGGCAGAAGCCGCGCGCTCAATTGCGGGTTGGGGTCGGCATGGCGCATCGAGTTGCTGCAGACATTGGCGGCCTGAACCTCAAGCGGGACCGACGGCCGCTGTATGCCAACCGGACAGAGGCCGAGCGAGAGGAACTGCCCGACCGTCTGCACGTATTCGAAATCGTCGGCAGGCCGGCCAATCAGGCTGGCGACGAAGCTTGGCGGCAGACCCATCTGGGCCGCGTACTTGACCAGGGCCGCCGCACCACCGCGGGCATCGGAGAAACCTTGCATGCGGCTGGCGACCGGGTCATTTGCGGTGCCGTCGCGCAGCGCAGCAGGATTGAGGAAGAAGTTGTGGAAGCCCACCTTGCCGCCGATCTCGATGTTGCACCGCGTCGGATAGCTTTGCGGGACGTCCTGGACGTTGCCGCCGACCAGCGCCAGGGCGCACGAGGAAAGGCAGAGGTCGTGCGAGCGAACGACGGCAATCAGATGGTACTTGCGCATCAACGAGCCGATCTGGAAGCCGTCCAGCAGGCTGCCGCCCATGCTGCTGAGCTCGATCGTCGTGAGCGGACCGTCGGCCTTGGCGGCTGGATAGGAAGCAATCGTATCCAGCATGTCGCGCAGCTTCTCGCCGTCGCCCGGCATGATGTAACCGGTCAGGCGCACCGCCGGCACCTGCGTGGTGTTGGCCGAACTGCCCATCGGCGCCTGCGCCGCCGAAGCCGGCGGGATGAACGAAAAGCCGGATGATGCCTTGGGTGGAGCAGCGGTGGATGGCTTGAGGTGCACTGCACCCGGCCGGTCGAGCATCGTGAAATCCGCCGCCGCTGCCGCGGCGGTCGACAGCATCAGCGACACGAAGACAGCGGGCAGACCGCGACAGCCGAGGGCGTTCATGACGCCGACCCGTCGAGAGCGGCGCGCACCATTCGCGCGAGGTCAGCTTTGCGGAACGGCTTGTTGAGCAGCAAGAAACGGTCGCTGCCTTCGCCCAGGACATTGCCTGTGTAACCCGACATGAAGACGATTTTCGCCCTCGGCTGTCGCCTCAGCACCTCATCGGCGAGCGCGCGACCGTTCATCGGGCCGGGCATGACGACGTCGGTAAGAAGCAGGTCGAACGGCGGAGCGGCGGCCTCGAAGGCCGCGAGACCTTCCGATCCGTTCGCGGCATCGGCAACCGCATAGCCCAGACTCCTGAGCTGGCGGACGACGCTGGCGCGCACCTGGGTATCGTCCTCGACCACCAGGACGCGCTCGCTGCCGCCCTTGATCTCTGCCTGCCGCGACTGCGCTGGAGTTGCCGCCTGCCCGGTCCGGCGCGGCAGATAGATGCGGAAGACGGCGCCGCGGCCGAGCTCGCTTTCGACCTCGATGTAGCCGTTCGACTGTCGGATAAAGCCGTAGACCATACTGAGGCCCAGCCCGGATCCCGTGCCGCTCGGCTTGGTGGTGAAGAACGGCTCGAAGATCTTGTCGAGATGCTGCGGCGCGATGCCGACGCCGTTATCGCGCACGGTGATCTGCACGAACTCGCCGGGCGCCACGCCAGGCGCGCGGAGCAGCTGCTCGCGGTGCAGCACGACGTTGGCGGTCTCGATGACGACCCGACCGCCTTCGGGCATGGCAGCCCGCGCATTCAGGCAGAGATTGACCAGCGACGTCTCGAGCTGCGACGGATCGACATCGACCGGCCAGACTTCGTCGACCAGCATCGAATCGACCTCGATGTGCTCGCCCAACGTACGCCGCAGCAGCCGGCCGATATCGACCACGAGATCGTTGATATTGGTGGTGCGCGGTCGGAGCGGCTGCTTCTGCGAGAACGCCAGCATCCGGCGTGTCAGTTCCTCGGCGCGCTTCGCGGATCCGGCGATACGGTCGAGGCCACTGCGGGTCTCCGGATCAAGGCCCGCACGCTCGGATAGCTCCTCGACGCTGTCCGTGATCACCATCAGGGCGTTGTTGAAATCGTGTGCGATCCCACCGGTCAACTGCCCGAGCGTGTCCATCTTCTGTGACTGGCGGAGCTGATCCTCGGCCGAGCGGCGCGCCCGCTCCTCGCGCAACCGGTCGCTCACATCCGCCGCAACGGTAAGCAGGGCCGGCCGGCCGCCGACGTCGATCTGGCGCACCGTCAGCTCGACGTCAATCGGGGCGCCCTGCGCATTGCGCTGACGCTGTCCCGAAATCAGGCATGCCCTCTCGCGCGAGAACTCGGCACGCCGCTTCGCCAGTACGGCGAAGTCCGGCCCGAGTCGCGGCGGACCGCCCACCCCCGACCAGCCATACTGCTCGACAGCGGCGTCGTTGCAGGCAAGCACCTCGCCCGACTCGACATCCGACACGAGCACCGCCTGCGGTATCGAATTGAAGAGCGCATGATAGCGCCTCTCGATCGCGCCACGTGCCCTCATCTCGCTAGCGAGCCACAGGCCGAGGCCGGCGAGCGCGAGCGATGCAAGCATCCAGCACGAGGCGGAGATCAGCGCCACCCGCCGCCAGGCCTCGGTGGCGATGGCGAGCGGCTGGGCGACGAACACCAGCAGATCGGGATAGGCACCGACGCGGCGGTAGGCCTGCAACTCGGGCTCTTGCGATTGCGGCTGGGGCGCGATCAGCGTGTCGGCGGCGCGGTTCTGCGCGAGCCGCGCGATCGTTTCCTGGTCCGACGGCCTCTGCCCTAGCATCGCCTCGGCGAAAGGTTGGCGCATGAGGATCGTGCCATCGGCGGCGGTGAGCGCGATGCTCAGCCCCCAGATTTCCGAGTCGAAAGTCCAGGCCTTGCTGAAATAGGCCGGGTCCATCAGGCCGACCACGACCCCCTTGAACTCGCCGTCCTGACCGCGTCGGGCGAGCGTCACAGGAATGAACCAATGACCATGGAACGAAGAGGTCTGACTTTGCTGCGGCACACCGAAGGCGAAGGCCTGACCACCGCGGTCGCGAACTCGATTGAAGAAGGGCTGTGCCGACCAGTCGAGGCCGATATCCGCCGTGCCCGTCGCCTCGTTCACCACGCGGCCGGCCGCGTCGAGCACGAGGATATCCTTGAGTTCGCGCGATTTGGAAACGAGTTCCTGCAGCATCGGCCCGATCGACTCCTGGTCGGCGCTCCCCGAGCCTGCGGCCACCGCCAGCGTCACCTCGGCAAGCTTGAGCTTCTGCTCGAGGGCGAAGGCCACCTCGAACGTGTGGGTCGCAGTGAGCTGCGCGAAGGCCGCGAGTTCCCGCCGCGCCGCCGACATGGCCTCCTCGCGCAGCTGCACCAACAGGGCCGTCAGCAAACCGCCGGTCATGAAGACGTAAGCCAGTGCGATCAGCAATGCGCGCAGCGCGATACTTGTCTCCGGCCGGCGTCCCGCTGACGCGCGTGTCGCGCGCGACAAAGCCGCCGTGTCCCCAGTACTCCGTCCGATATCGACCGTCGACATCAGGGTCTCTCTCCTCAATCAGGTAAGCTACGCGCCGAGCACCTCGTTGAGCTTCTCGGCCAAATCCTTCTTGCGGTAGGGCTTGACGATGAACTGAGCGGCGCCACTCAAGGCGCCGGAGTCGAAATTTCCGGATGCAAACAGGACCTTGAGCTGCGGGCGAGACCGCAGCGCGCGGCCGGCGACCTCGACACCGCCGATGCCCGGCATTGAAACGTCGACGAACAAGAGGTCGACGTCGGCCGTCGCATCGAGCAGCGCCAGCGCCTCCTCACCGCTCGATGCGGCGATGACCTCGTGGCCGAGGCTGCGGAGTTGGCGCTCGGCGACGTTACGCACGCCATCGTCGTCGTCCACCACCAGGATGCGGGCGGCACTCATGCGTCCACCCGCGCCGCAGCCGCCTGCGGAGCATCGAGCGTCTCGCGCAACTTGGCAGCCAGATCGATCCGCCGAAACGGCTTGGAGAGCATCTGGACGCCGGCAATGATCGTGCCCCGATTGCGCGAAGCGTGTTCGCTGTAGCCCGACATCAGCAGAACCTTCATGTCTGGCCAGCGCTGCCGGGTGATCTTGATAAGTCCGGGCCCGTCGAGACCCGGCATCACCGTGTCCGACAGCACCAAGTCGAAGCGCGCGCCGCTCTCCAGAATGCCGAGCGCGGCCTCGCCGCCGGAAGCCTCGGTCACGACATAGCCCAGGCCGCGCAACTGGCGAACCACGGCGCCCCGCACTTGATCGTCATCCTCGACCAGCAATACGCGCTCGCTGCCGCGCGGTGCCGTGGCCGACAGCATCGCCGCTCCTTCGGCCGGCACGTCGCTGCGCGGCAGATACATGCGGATGGTCGTGCCGTGGCCCACTTCACTGTAGATCTTGATGTGGCCGTTCGACTGCTTGATGAAGCCGTAGACCATGCTGAGACCAAGGCCGGTGCCCTTGCCGACCTCCTTGGTCGTGAAGAACGGCTCGAACACTTTCGCCAGCAATTCCGGCGGGATGCCCGTGCCGGTGTCGCTGACCGCCAGCATGACGTATTGGCCGGGCACCGTGCCGGGATTTTCATCGGCATAGTCGCGGTCGAGCTCGGCGTTACCCGTCTCCAGCGTCAGCCGACCGCCGTTGGGCATGGCATCGCGGGCATTGACGCAGAGATTGACCAGTGCAGCCTCGACCTGGCTGCGATCGACGTTGGTCGTCCACAGATCGGCGCCGAAGACAGAGTCGATCCGGATCTGCTCGCCGAGCGTGCGGCGCAGGAGCTTGTCGATGCCTTTCACCAGCTCGGTGATGTTGGTCGGCTGCGGGTTGAGGCGTTGCTTGCGCGAAAAAGCCAGCAGGCGCTTCGTCATCTCGGCCGCACGCTCGCCCGAGGCCGAGATGCTGGCCAGCATCTCACGTTGGTCGTCCGTGAGATTGTCGCTCTCCTGCAATTCCTCAACGTTGGCCAGAATGACCATCAGGATGTTGTTGAAGTCGTGCGCCACGCCCCCCGTGAGCTGGCCGACCGCCTCCATCTTCTGCAACTGGCGCAGCTCGTCTTCCGTCCTTAGCTTGTCCGTCACGTCCTCGAGGACGTAGGCGGCGCCGCGCAGCTTGCCCTGCGAATCGTAGAAGGGCGCCGCGGCCCCGTAGAGGGCGCGCTCGTCGCCGTCTTTGGTGAGACGGCGGAAGCTCAAATTGGCCAGCGTCTCTCCCGCCATGACGCGGGCGATCCAGTCCCTCTGCTCGGCCTCCTCAGCGGCGTCGACCGAGCGCCGGGGATATGGCCGGCCGACCACTTCGGCCGCGGCGTAGCCGAATATCCGTTCGGCGGCCTTGTTCCACAGCAGGATGTTCCCCTCGGGCGCAAGTGCGATGACGGCCTGGTAAGAAGTGTCGACCACCGCGCGCAGCACCTCGGCGGTCTCCTGCGACACCCGCCGAGCCTCGCGGACTTGCGCTTCCTTGGCCTCGATCTCGCTCACGTCGCGGCCGATGAAGAAGTGGAGGCGGTCGCTTTCCGACCACACGCCGGTCCAGCGCAGCGGCACGGCCCGTCCGTCGCGGTGCATGTAGCGACACAGGAAATTGCGCGTGGCATTGCCCTGGCGCGCAGAGCGCATCTCTTGACGCGTCGGCTCGACGTCGTCGGGGTGAATGAAGTCGCTGGCGAGCCGGCCGAGCATTTCCTGCGGCGAGATGCCGAGCACACGTTCCGAGCTCGGGCTCATCTCGGTGACATGGCCGTAGGTATCGGTCACCAGGATAAGATCCTGCGACGTCTCGAACATGCGGCGCGCGCGGCGTTCGGCGCTATCGCGATCGCTCACCAACTCTCCCGCCAGGCGGGCATAGAGAGACCGCGTCTCCAGCAGCAGCACGCCGAGCACGAACGCGGCCGCCACCAGCCCATAAGCTCGGCCGGCGTAGAAGCCGAGATCGAAGCGCTTGGCGTTGAACGCCGCACTCAATCCGACGTCGCCGATCCAGGCCACGGTGACGACGATCATCCAGAGGTCGAGGGTGCGATACGGCCGCCGCGTCAGCAGCACGGCGAGCGACACCAGGTTCAGCGCCCAAACCCCGTAGATCACCCCATACATGAGGTCGGTGTAGGTGAGGTCGGGCTTCAGCAAGGGCGGCAGGATCGCGTGCCCGCGCGTCGTGATCAGCGTGCCGGCAAGAACTGCCGCGACCGCAGCCAATGCCGCCAGCCAGCCGGCCCGGCGGCTCCCGCGAATCGGCCGGTCGTTATCCTTGACCAGCGCGTAGAGGACGGTGAGCAGCGGGAAGCCTGCGTGCCAGATCACATAGAGCCAGACCGTCGTCTGCGGCCCCGAGCCGATTAGGGCGGACGGCACCAGCCCGGGGAACGACAGCGTGTGCGGCACGGTGGCGAGGCCGGTGAACAGGTACGCCGTCGCCAGCACGAGCAGGCCGCGGGTGCGCTGGATCGAGAACTGACCGAACAGCAGTGCCGCCGTGGCGAGGTCGCTGAACATCAGCACCGCTTGATAGGCCGGGATGAAGGCCTGGGTCGGCGCCAACGGCTCTTTTGTGTATGGCAGGAGAAGGAAGAAAACGGCTGCGAGGATAAAGACCAGCAGGCCCGCCAGACGCTGGTTCAAGCGCGACGGTGACAGTAGCGACAGAAAGACGGTCGTCTCTCTTAGCGCGCCTTGCTCCGTGCCCACACCCGCCACCATCCCCAAGAACGCCGGGAAAGACGAGAAACTCTACCGGAAGATGCAGCCGCAGTTGCTCTGCAGGTTTGCATACCTTAACCGCACGAGCAATGCAGAAAATGCCCATTTTAGTGAGAGTTGCAAACCTCAACGTTCGGTGACTGGCAAAGAAAACGCGAGTTAGTTGCAACAACGGTAGAAGATAAGGGGGCCGGCGGACCGGCCCCCTTATCACCCTCAGGCGGCATAACCCCGTGGATATGCGTTCTGAACATCGAGAGACGGCACGAGTGCGGCCGTTACTGCGCCACCGGTCATAGCGGCCGTACCAACCACGTAATTCAACCGCAAGTATCGGGAAGTGCCCCCAGGCAACTCACCGGGCAGGAACTTGTAGCCCTGCACCAGCGAGGCGACCGGGATGGCGTCCGACTGCGCGAGCGTCGACCAAGCCGAATTGTCCGGCGAGGTCTGGAACTGCACCTGCAGGGTGGCCGAGCCGCCGGACGTGAACGGCGTCACCACCTCGCAGAGCAGCATCAGCTGGTCGGTCACGGCGCCGCCGATATCGCGGGCAACGCCGAGATCGATCACGTTGGTCGACGCGGTCGAGCCCGTCGAGGTGACGGCCTGCGCGGCCGAGAATTGGTTCTGGTTGTCGAGAAGCATTTTCGGTGTCTCCTTTCGCCGCGCCTACACAACGCGCGCTTCGGTGTTGGTGATCTGGTCGCAGATGCGGATCGGGATGCCGCGGAACGCCGTGTACGGCTTGCTGTCCCGCGTCTCGATGGTGAGGAAGTTGTTGGCCTTCGACATCGCCTGGATGTCGAGCGCGGCGCGCACCGTGCGATTGCAGTAGAACGCGGTGTTGACCTGGCCGGGCTTGGTGCCGCCCGGCGGCGGCGAGTTGCCGGCCGCACTGATGAACGGCAGCTTGTTGACCGCCGTGATCAAATTGTTGACGAGGTTCGAGGTGGTGACCGCGCCCGCCGTCACGTTGATGTTGGCGATGCGGACCACGAAGCGCCAATCGCGAACCGACAGGCCGCAGTCCCACTTGAAGTGGGTCCGGTAGCCCTGGAACGTGTTGTTGTTGGCGTCGTAGAGCGCAACCTCGCCGAGGTCGCGCACCTGCAGGCCGGCCTTGCTGCCCTTGGGGAAGAGGCCATGGCAGGTGTTCTGGCCCCAGCCGATCAGCCACACCGAGGTGTTGGTCGAACCGGTGCCGCCGGCATCGACGATGTTGGTGCCGCTATTGGCGCCGGAGATCGCCGAGAAGCGCGGGGCAAGGCCGGTGAAGCGCTCGGGGTTCACCGCCGTCGAGCCGTAGATCACCGTGCCCTGCATCTGCTGGTTCATGCCCTCGATGAAGGCCATGTCCTCGCCCATGCGGAACTCGGCGGTGTTGCCGTTGAGGTCGGCCAGCGCCTTGTCGATGTCCGAATAGGCCTCCAGCATGCCGGTGGCATCGCGGACCTGGGCCGTGCTGCTCTTGGACTTCTGCACGCCGTAGTTCAGCAGGCGCCAGGTCGCCGTGGGCAGGCCGGTGCGCACGGTGGTCTTGTGGCCGGCGCCGTCGTTGCACTGCATCCACAGCATGTCGTTCAGCATCTCGTTGGTCTGGCCGAGAAGCTCGATGACCGCGGCGGGCTTGCCGCCGGGGTCCAGTCGCGTGGCCCATTCCGCGAGGGTCAGGGCCGAAGAGGCAAGAGTTGCCATAAGTCGTTTCTCCGAGTTGAGGTTGGTTGGCTATCGACGGGGCATCCCGTCGTAGATGACGTCGGCAGGCGATCGCGGAGCGGGCGGCGCGGCATCCCTGCCGGGCTGGAACCGATCCTCCGCAAGCATCTGCCCGAGACGCACGAACGCCTTGACCACGGCCGGATGGTTGCCGGCCCCGGTCATGTTCAGCGCCTCGCGCAGGCCGAGAACGCCAAGACGATCGATCGCGCGCGCCGCGGCCGAAAGGCTAGCCGCCAGCTTGTTGCCGCCGATTTCGGGATCTGCCTTGATCTTCCCGGTCCATTCACTTTGCAGGTCGGCGAAGGCCTGCACGCCCCGGTGGGCGGCGGCCTGCTCGCGTCCCATCGCGAGATCGACGAATTTCTGCGCCATCGCCTGGTCGAGACGCGCCTGCTGGAAGAGCTGGGTCGCCTCGCTCAGCGCCTTGTCGTCGAGGCTGACGCCGTCGGGCAGCTTGAACGCCTCGTAGGTGGGCGCCGCCGACATCTGCTCGCCGAGCAGGCTCGGCGTGATGGCGGGCGAGTCCTGGTCGGTCGCGGGCTGCGGTGTCGTCAATTCAGTCGTCAT